AAAAAATGAGACGCACAAACAGAAATCAAAAACCAAAACGGAAGGTGACATTCATCCCAACGTCAGACGAGGAAAGAAAGCACCGTTCTCGCCTTGTGAGAATTTTGCAAAAGAAAAGATACGGCGACTGGGAGCGGGTTGCAAAAAAACTTAACCTGAGTCGTGCAGCAGTTGAAAAAGCCTTTGATCGAGTTTATTCTCCTAATCATCTGTCAGTAGTTAACGCTCTGGAGTTAATTATTGAGGACCGGAGAAAAGCCCTAACGGATAATCAGTAAACCATGTATCAGACGCACGAAGACGGAACATTGACCATTACCGTAAACGAATGGATTGCTTCGGGGTTGACTTATTGCCAATTTAACCATGATAATAAGCAAGGTCTCCTCAAAATCTATCGTCGCGGATACAATGGTAACACCCAAATCGACGTGCGCAGCATCAAACGACCCGACCGTCTCAAGGTGATCGAAGCCTATCTTGGTAAAGTAAAGTCCGACAGCAATACCGACATCTTCCGGTTCGAGCTCGACACCGAAGCCCGTGCTTATTACGTGCGTCATCGCAAGCCCGATGGCTCGCCACTCACCCCCGAGAGCATCGAAAAATACACCAATCGGGCGTCAATATTCAAGGCGCTGCAGGTGGGACTGGCAAAGCAAATTGGCGAGCGCGCTAAAATGGGAAAGCGACTGCCGCTGACAAAATTTTGGCCGCTGGCCGTGAAGTGGTACACGCAACAACGCGAGCTTTACCCATGCGCGCCCATCAGCAATGCCAAAGCCTTTGAACGGGTATTTAAACAGTGGTTAAACGCCGATGACAAGTACCTCACCATTGTGCACAAAAACGAGGGCAACGACGGCGCCCGCATCGTGTCGGCCAAGCTCGAACGATTGCTCATCGCCATTTGGCGCACCTACGACAAGCCGTTTTACACCGTGGTGCACGAGCGTTATCACGAGTTCATTGCCGGCACACGCGAGTTTGTTGACAAAAAAACGGGCGAGGTGTATCAACCGTCCGACTTTCGATACAAAGATCGCTCGGCCGAGATCAGCCTTGCCACCGTATGGAACTACCTCAAAGATGTGGTGAACGAGACGGCCGTGTATGCCGACCGCAACGGCAACTTCGACTACGTGAACAAGCACCGCCCCAAGCAACACCGCAAGCGTGGCAAATATTCGCTGAGTAAAATCAGTATGGATGACGTGGCCATGAGCCGCAAGAGCGTGCGCGGATGGGTGTTTAAGTACATGGCCGTCGATGTGGTGAGCGGTTACTGGTTTCGCCCCGCATACATTGTGGGCAAGCCAAATCACAACACGGTGATAGAGGCGTTTCGCAACATGTTTTGCGAGCTGGCCGACTTAGGGTTGCCAATGCCCGGCGAGTTGGAGGTCGAATACCACCTGATGGAGAACTTCGAATGGCTTGGTGAGCTCTTTCCCTTTGTGCGGTTTTGTGAAAGCCCCACCGAAAAACGCGCCGAGCATGCCATTAAAGCCCTCAAGTACGGAGTGTCGAAAAAAGAGGGACACACACGCGGTCGTTGGTATGCCAAGCACGAAGCCTTTAAGTCTGTGCGCAACAAGGTGAAAGGCGACTGGGTGGAACCCGAATATCAGCCACAAACCATTGTGGCCGACGATTTGGCCGACATCGAAAAACACAACAATGCGCTGCACCCGCTGCAAAAAACCTATCCCGGCATGACCCGCCGTCAGGTGATGCTGCAAAACGTGAACCCCAACCTGCACCCGGTTGATAACTGGCACCTGTTCCGATACATCGGCAACGAAACGTCAACGTCTATCTACAATAACGACTACTGCCCCGTGCAGCAAATGGGTTTTGAGTTGATGGACTACAACAGCCTGAAAAGGCTCAAACCCAATAACCGCGAGGTAACCGCCTACTGGCTGCCCGAAACGGACGGGAGCATTAACAAGGTGTACCTCTATCAGGGCGACACTTACATCGGCGAAGCCATTAACCGTGGCAACTTCGACTACAACGAGTGCGCCATTGAGCGCGACGCAACCGACGAGGCCAACATGCTGCATCAAAACAAGCGCCTGGCTCGGTTCGACAAGTTTATCAACGACCACCGTGCCGACATACCCAATCTCATCCATCGCGACATCAACGAGTCGCGCGAGTTGGCCGACGTCACCCCGGTAGTTGTCCCCGAAGCCACACAACCCAAGGGCTTTGACGAAGATTTTGAAAACGAAACCACCGACTGGGTGGCGCGAGCCATCTCCAGCCTTTAAAACCTAAATACTTGCAATATGATTACTCAAGAGTTACAGCAACGCATCGTTGAAGCAATGAGCGAAGCTCGCCGGAACTTCCCATCCGACGCTAAGTTTGCCACTCACCTTGGCATCGACAAGGCGCAGTACAGCCGCATTAAAAATGGCGACACCGGGCAGGTACTCAGTGAGCCCAAGTGGATTCACATAGCCCGAAAACTAAGGGTCAACATTGGCAACGCCCCGCAATGGGTCACCGTGCAAACCCCGGTCTTTATGTTTGTGACCGCGCAGCTCGAGATGTGCCAGCAAAACGGCCTCAGCACCATTCTGTGCGACCTCTCCGACATTGGTAAGTCGCACGCCGCACAACACTATGCGCAAACACACAAAAATGCCGTGTACGTCGATTGCTCGCAGGTCAAAAGCCGTCAAAAATTCATCCGTTTCATCGCCCGCGAGTTTGGCGTGGGGCACTCAGGCAAGTATGCCGATGTGTACGAAGACCTGGTGTTTTACATCAAGTCGCTCGAAAACCCCATCATTATTATTGACGAAGCAGGCGACCTCGATTACACCGCATTTCTTGAGCTGAAAGCCCTGTGGAATGCCACCGAATTTGCCTGTGGCTTTTACATGATGGGTGCCGACGGGCTTGAGGCCAAAATGCGCCGCTCCATCGACTGCAAAAAAGTAGGCTTTGCCGAAATCTTCAGCCGTTTTGGGAAGCGATACATATCGGTGACTCCCCGAAACAGCGAAGAGCAAAACATGTTCCTCAAGCAAACGGCCGCCCTCATCATCAAGGCCAATGCTGCGCCCGGCACCGACGTCAACAAAATGATCACCCAAACCCTTGGCGATGACGGCAAACCCAGCCTGCGCCGCATTCGCAAGGAAATAACAAAGGCTGCTTGATTATGGCCAGAGCTTACAGCGTTAAAAACGTTTACGATGCCAAATTCAAAACCCTGCCTTTTACCGACGAGTGGCTCGATGCCATTGGTGAGCCGGAACTCACCGGCAGCATGATCATACTTGGACCACCCAAAAACGGGAAAACCAGTTTTGCCCTCCAGTTTGCCAAGTACCTCACCCGTTTCAGCCGCGTGGCTTACAACTCGGTGGAAGAAGGACTGAGCCGCACCATGCAAATGGCACTCAGCAGGGTAAACATGATTGAAGCAGGTACCCGATTTGTGTTGCTCGAAAAAGAAGGGTTCGACGAACTCATTGTCCGGCTCGACAGGCACAAATCACCCAACATCGTCTTTATCGACTCCATCCAGTTTATGGAACTCTCATTCGACCAATACAAAACACTCAAAAGCCGCTACCCCGACAAGCTGATTGTGTATCTCAGCCACGTCGAAGGGGGCAAGCCCGACGGGGCAGTTGCCAAACGCATCTGGCGCGACGCCAACGTGGTGCTCCGTGTCGAAGGCTTCAAGATGTTTCCCGTTGGTCGCTACGGCGGCGGAGCCCCCATCATCATCAGCGAGAAAAAAGCCGCCGAATACTGGGGTCTCGAAGCAATGGCACATTTGTAAAGACGCCCGATCGGGCGTCTCCACAAAAAACAATAAAACATGAAAACCACAAAACACATACCCACCCGCGAAACCCTCTCGCGCCGCTATCACACCATCGCCACCCGCATTGGCATGGGCGACGATGAACGCAAGGCCTTTCTCAGCGCCTGGGGCGTCGAGAGTAGTAAAGACCTCACCGCCGCCCAGCTCGAGGAGGTGTGTCGTGCCCTGGCTGATTTTAGTTTCGACAACGGCCTCGACAAATGGCGCAAGCGGGTGATTGCCTCCGTGTTTGGCTGGTTCAAGCTGGTGGGCAAGCCCGTGGAGATGGACTATGTGAAGGGTGTGGCCTGCCGTGCCGCCGGTTACAAGAGCTTCAACGCCATACCAGCCGACAAGCTGCGAAGCCTGTATCACACCTTCACGCATAAATCGAAAATCTTCCGCGACACGGGCGAACTGCTCAATGACGAACTGGAACAATTGGCTTTTAATAATTAATTAATCCATCATCCGGGAGGTGGAGACGCGATTAATCGCGTTTCTATCACCCACAAAAATCATGAACAATGACATCAACACGCATCTACAAACACATCGCCATCTGCCGCAACTGCGGGGGCGACGGCCGCACATGGCAACCCACGCCGGGCATGCCGCAACACGAGAACGGGCATTGGGGCACCTGCCCGCAATGCCAGGGCTCGGGCATGGTCATCGTCCGCATCAAATCAACACTCACCATCACCCCTCATCACCCCGTGAAGTATGAAGCTGAGTGAAGCCCCCCGCTGCGTGCCCTTCGACGATTTCAAGGAGCGCAACACCCGTGTGAGAGCCTGCATCACCACGCTGCTTGGCATCAGCGGCGACGACTTTTTGCACCTGTGGTTCGACCTTGGCGTTGATTACGCCGAGATGCTTGCGCAGCACCGCGACAGCAAGGTCACTGCCGCCCAGCTCATCCGCAACAACTTGTACTGGAATTACTGGATTGAGCGCTGGATCACCATCTGCGACTATTGGATTCAGTGGCGCAACCCGGGCAAGAACATGGAAACCTTCAGGGAATTTCATTTGGATGGCATGCCGCCGCTGCGAATATTCAATCTGTTGCAAATTACATCACAATCGGTAGAGACGCGATTAATCGCGTCTCTACAATCCACACAATCCTCACAACCATGAAAAAACCCCCAATTCCCGACCCGCCGAAACTGGCCGTCGAAATGATTCTGCACCGCCACGCCCTCGAGGAACGACTCAACGACATTAACCGGCAGATGCAGGCCGACATCAGTATTGATCGACACACCGAACTGCTGCGACAGGCCAGCGTGATTCAGCACCGCATCAATGTGGCCGAACTGCGACGCAACGGCGTGCGGGTGCC